TAGAGGTATGTTTGTTGCTGGTCCTAGACCAAAAAGACTTATATTTATGAAACCTGAATATAGAGAAGAATTTTCAACTAAACTAAAAAAGTTTTTGCCTGAACTATTTCCTACTGTTGAGATTGAAGTAAATAAAGATGAAGGATTAGTCTTTAAAAGTCCTACAACACGTATTCATTTTGATTCAGAATACAACAGTCCAGTTATTAAATATTGGAAACCTTGGTTAAGACAATGGCTTACTTATTATGAAGAGGAGGAGAGAGAAGAAGATGACGAAGACGTTTACGAATTTATAATTGGACGAATTTTAGAAGAAATGATGTTGAAAGGAATGAAAGAATTTTATAAAAACCAAGCCAGAGAAGATGGTAGAGATGTACGAAATGCTCAATTAACAGGTGCTCTTACTGGATTACCTCATGGACCCGAAAGCAGAATTGCTAGTATGTTAAGTGGAATTGAAGGTCAAAATGCATATCAACAAGGAGATATTCTTAAGAAAATTTCTGGTGTTCAAGGACCAGATCCAGATAGAAAACAATACTCAGGTCGTCGCAAAACACTGCGGAGAAAGAACTTAAGATCAAGTCGTAAGAGGTAAAAATACTATTCTATCGCGGTAAAATAATGGAGAATGAATGGATGAATATGTTTGTTGTTGGTCGAGAGCCAAACAGTGCTGTATTCATGAAGCCTGAATATAGGGAACTTGTAAAGACTAAACTAGAACAATATTATCCTGAACTATTTCCTAATGTTAGAACTGAAATCAATAAAGAAGATGGAACAGCATTTAAAAGTGATAATACATTTCTTATTTTTGAAAAACATGGTTACGAAATCGAAATAAACCTTTATTATTGGTTTCCTGAAAAAATTAAATGGATGGACCATTACACCTATCTTCAAGAGATAGGACAGGAGAGATACTATTCAGGAGATCCTAATGAAGAAGATATTATAGAACTTCTAAAAGATGTATATGAATCAAACAAAGATTCAACATTAGAGACTTTAACTCTAAAACGTTCAGAGATAGGATGGAGTGATCCAATTACTATGGATCCTATTCGTTCAGGTGATCAGATCATTCGAATCAATAAGGACAATCGGTTTATTTTTCAAAGGAAAGCTCTTGAGAAATCATGGGTTGGAGCAGTAAAGAAAAATCCATTAACAAATCAAGTAGTTACTCCTGAGCAAATAGAGAAGTTTATTACAAACGTGACTGAAGATGCAGGTGCTGAACCAATGAGTGGAGGTCGTAGAAAGCGTCGTCGTAAGACACTGCGGAGAAAGAACTTAAGGTCAAGTCGCAAGAATAAGTAAATGCCTCTAACAGAACTTCCAAAGGCAGATGAGAATGGTCCAATTGATTACTTGGACGAAGACCCAGAGATTCCTACACAGAAATATTGCGTTGTCTCCTTCATCAGTCCTGAGAAGGTGATTAAGCAGAAGCAGGAGTTCTTCTTTGAAAAGTTCGTAGAGTGGATGGATTACGAGTGGAAGATCAAGGGACTTGAAAACTTCATGGCCTTTTTGTCCAAGAAGTATTCCGTCAAGATTGATGATCTTTTGAAGGATGCTCAGGAGTACGTGAATGTTCGTAAGGAAGAGGTCAAGAAGACGGATATCCACGAGCAATACCAAATCTTTTTGCTCAAGAACGAGAAGGATCTTCAGGAGTTGTATGATAACAAGGTTGAGTTCAGGACCAACATGCGTGGTGTTAAGGTTCGTCGTGCATTTGCAACCGTTGAGGAAACTCAGATGTTTGCAAAGGTACTTCAGCGTCGTTATCCAAAGGACAACTTGTATATCGGTAAGGTAGGTGCTTGGTTGCCTTGGGATCCATCGGAACATTTGATGCCTGAAGTTGAGTATGCTGAGAAGGAGTTGAATGAGTTAATGAGAAAATACAAGGAGAACGAATCCAATAAGGAGATGTTCTTTGCCGAGCAACGTGAGGAATCCATTCGTAAGCAAAAGGAGGAGAATGAACAACGAAAGAAGCAGAACGCATTAGAGAAGAAGACATTAGAGGATGGTCTAGCGGATGCATCTAAACCAATTCACCCTAGCGAAGGTGCCTTGCGAGATTAATTGCGACGACTCTTGGAACGTGATTTCTTACCACCACGACGGACCGTGGAGGTCCTTGTGGACCGTGTCTTGCGACGACGGGTATCAAGAACCCTTGTGGTTCGTCCACCAATCTTGGTATTAACAAGACCTGCAACAAGTGCATCTACATCAAAGTCATCATCGACAATTCCTTGAGATTGTGATTCTTCTTGTTTGAGTTCGGCTGCAACAGGTTGTGCAGCTGCAGGAACAGGTGCTTCACCCATAGCTGAATCTCCAAAGTCTAGAAGATTTACAGAACTCGTAGTTCCAGGTTCAGCCATCGCTAATCCTGCAAGAGCTACAGCTTCGTCAGAGTCCAAACCTGCTGCTTTGAACGCTTCTTTCCAAACACGAGATGGAGAGGCAATTCGGATTGTAGCGTTTTTTGTAATTGAATCCTTAACTGCCTTTAGTTGATCTAACTCTAGTTCAACTTCATTGACCGAAAACTCTTTCGAAAAAATGGTACGACGACCATCTTTTCGATTGAAGGTGAGGTCTGTCAAGTTTTTAAGCAATGGAGATGGATCATCCTTTTTAAAACTGAAAAGAATCACTGCCTTAGGCATTATTTAATTCAACTATTTTATTCACGACCTCCTCCTTCTTTTCGAACCCACACGGAAGGGGCAGCGTTCTTTTTACGCAGTGAAGTAGCGTTATAGTCGTCGGCAGCCATCATAGCTGACTGGAAAGGTCTGTTATCAGCCCACAACGACTGATCACATAATCTAAATGGAGGGTGCTCGGATGCCTTATACCAAAACACTTGGTCTTCTAACTTATTGGAGCTAACGTTATTGCAAATAACTAGACCTTCATAGTTCTCTGTGCATTGATCCATGAAATCACAAAACATCTCAAAGGTTGGAAACATACCTGCGTAATTCTCGTAAATTCTACGACGATTCCCTAGGATATTCTCACGAAGAATGAATACGAAATCTACGTTAGTTCTCAAGTTAGGTGTAATACCTAGAGGATACTGCATCGTGATAATCGTCATCATATCTAAGTGACGACCGTTCATGAACACGAAACGAGTAGACTCTTCATTGATCCATTCTTTTGCAGCATACAAACAGTCATCTAAAATCATGAACGCACGAGGATCAAACACCTGACCACTTGCTTTGGATTTCAAAAACCTCTGTTTGGCTGCAAACTGACGCTTAATAAAATTCTGGACTTTCCCTGGTTCATACTTATCGTGAATCAGTTTGGAGGGAACAAACGCCTGAAAATACTCATTGACTGCTTCAGTAGGTGATATCACTAACCCTGCTGGAAAGCAATCTTGAACGTTGAACAACAAATCACGTGCTAAAAAGGACTTGCCTGTATCTTTCTTTCCAATAATGACGATCATGGGACTTTTTCGTGAATCCATTCCACAACGGTCCTTGATCATATCCATATTGAACTTTTTGAGTTGGAAATTCATCTTGTTATCCTTGTCGTTTATTTTTTAACATTCATCACCGAGACATTTCATAATGGGAAAGGAATTACGAACTACACCGGTCTCTTTAAAACTCCAACGTATGTCCAAACTGGACGGATCACATTGGTCTATGAAGAGTTTACAACCCTTTTTTCCGTGTCTTGAGAAGTTGTTCAAAACTGAAACATTGGCAGGACTTCATGAATATGGAGTTAAGTTGAATACTCCAATTGAATCTATTGTGGACGCTACTCATATTAAGGTTCGCGGACAGACGATTCCAGTTCATCGTAAGACAACTATGATTTTATCACCGTTCAAGACGATGCGAGGAGATTATGGATCATTTGGTGTTCCTAAACGAACTGACGTAGCAAATGACTTGCAAGAACGAATGCAAAGTGCACATACTGCTGCATATGTTGGTGCAATGACTTCACTTGCATTATCTGAATCTGGATGCCAGCACTTTCCTAAAGTCTATGGAGTCTTTGCAGGGTTAGCAGAATCACATACCATTGATATTTCAGATGACTATGAAGATTTAACTGAAAAAGGATGGTTTGCAGATAAGATTGGTCATACATTTGAATTGAAATTACGAACAGCAGGTCACGACGCAGAGTTTAGTCATACTCGTCGTGCACGAACATCACTTGAGATGGGAGATGAAATAGAATTAGGAGATATTGAAGATGTAACAGTTGATCATATTAGCGATCCAGACTCTGAACGAGATGTTGAAGCATATGATGTTGCTTCGTCTGAATCTCC